GTCCGAAAAGATTGTTGTGACAGCCAGGATGTTTAGAAAAGGTGGTCCGACTGCATGCCGTCAGGGGGAACGTGGGGCAAACACGCTCGGCCTTCAAGTGAGTGATGGAATGCGCAGGGTCGAGTACCCAAAACACAACAAATCCACGACTCGCTCACAAGAGGGCCCTGATACCAGGAGAAACCGATCAGCAATCGGTCTCGGCGAGGTGCACCAGCAGAGGGTGCCGTACCGTAGCACCATAGACGCAGAGTCTAGTGGCGGCAACGGCGTCGTCGACCATACCAGGAGAGAATCCATAGTGATGATCGTAGTAAACGTAGACCCCGAACATGTCGGTTGCGGAGTCATAGCGTGCTCTGTAGGAGTACTGATTGGCGATAAGCTCAAGGACCTTCCCGTCGCCGACAGAGGCGCGCATAGAAAGCCCAAGCCCAAGCCCAATCGGGTCAACTCGACCGAACTGGCAGACGCTATCGGAAACAGAACGTACCCACGCGAATCGATCGCGTGGTCCACGGTTCTCAGTGTCCCAATAGATGCCACCGAGCATTTTACCGATCTTCGGGACCAGCAAATAGCTTGAATGATGTGGCATAAATCGTCCGGAGCAAAAACCCACGTCGAGTGGGTCATCGCGGATGTCGAAAGTGACCTCCATGCCGAAAGACGCATACTGGTCGAGGAAATAGTCTTTCCCGCCGAGCCTTGCGACTTCTTCGGCCGTAGTGATGGTCACACTATCGTCACCGCAGATGATGCTCCTCCACGGTCTTCCCACCCCATGTATGTGCAGCTTCATCGCTGCATTAACAAGGGTGTCCCCGAGTGAGGTGTCTGGCCAACCAGACTGCATGGTGTAAGGGACTGAGTACTTAGTCCCACCACAAAGAACACCCTGAGAGCGTTTCCGTTGAAGGTAACGGGCAACGCGCTTGGGTAGGAGGCGGTGATACACCTCGCCAAGGAAACCAAAAGCTCCCCTGCCGAGATGCAAGTCGAACCGGGATTGATCGTCCTCAACAATGACGACACGACCGGAGGCTGAGGAGAGACGAACTTCATCGATCGCTTTCCCAAACTCAGCCCCAATCTGCTCCCCAGTCATGCCACACGTATAGACGATGTGGCCTCCATCAACACCCAGACGGTCGTGCATGCGCTTTGCGAGCGGCACGCACCACTGCCCTGTAAGGTGGGTGAGGATCTCGGGACACCCTTGAATGACGCGTGGTGCGCCAATCTTACCAGGTTGTCCAAGGATCCCGCGCGATTTCTCGCGCTTGATGAAGCTCTTGGCGATGAACTTGCCAGGAGTGACATTGAGAGTTGCCTTCATGGCAGCGAAGAAACGCCGCCGAGGTCCGGTGTAACGAGCCAACCACGTCTTGTACCGCATAGGATTCCGGATACGACCGAGAGCCCCACACAAGTAGTCAGTGGTCGATCGTATCGACTTCCACTTCCTAAACACAGCTTCCTCAGCTGGTTTATCTTTGTGCATCGGTAGACACTTGCCAACACGTTGGGTGAGGCCAATCCACTGATTACAACTGCACTGGCGGAGTACTTGTTGGTAGACCCCACCGATGCGCATACAGCAGCGCAACCCAAACTTGGGCACGCACGTTTTCTCGCCGAGAGTGAAGGTAAAGCCTTCCTGCGTAGGGCAGGCAGCGACACTACCGTCGAGGCAGGTGTCGCTATAGACTTCCGAGTGCACTTCTGGGTTCTCCTGCGCAGCGACGACGCTGAGCTGATCGCCTCGGTTGCCTTTCCACAGGCAGTAGGCGTTCCAGACAGCGTGCACCACCACGGCAGGGCACAGCTTGAGCTGAGTGAGAACAAGGTGCGCGACAAAGCGCTTGACGACTTGTTTTCTCTCAGCGATGGCCATGGCGAGCGCTGGCGCACACATGCTCAAGACGCGGAAGATCTTTTGGATATCCACGCCTGAGAGCAGGAGGCTGAGTTTCGCGAGAACCCCGAAGAGGGCACGCGAACTTGCCAAATGGCTGAAAACCTTATGATAGGCCCAGCGTTTAAGGCATTCCTCAACCATGGCGACGGCAAGTGGACCCATGACATACCGAATGAAGGTGTCATAGATCCAGTACTTCCTGTCCCTGAAGCTGAATTGGCTAGCAGGTTCAACAAGTGCGGCAGCACGGGTTCTTTGAGGCCCCGTGAGCCCATTGCTATCGCAGTGCGCCCAAGCACCACGTGACGGCCTCCCTCGGAGAGCATCAAGCGTGATCATGGCCCAAGGATTGGAGGTCTGGTACAGACCAATACCGTCGGACTCGACGGCACTCCTATGTGCCATGACAGCAAGGTCTTCACGTTCAACAAAGGCGGACGATTGATGTATCCGCACCTCATTAACATAAACTCTATGCTCGACGTACGCTGCCATTTGTTCGATGTTGCATGCGTCGAGCAGACCCTGCAAGTCACACTTCTCCCCCTCCGAATGGAGGCCCCGAATAATGATCTTTTCAGAATCACTGTTCGAAGGGTCGTGGTATGATAGCCGGCGGACAACGTAATTACGCAACCGTATCATACAGACACGAAGTTGCTTCCGTTTCTCGGCTTCCTCATCTTCCACGATCCTGTCATCCTCACGTCCATCATCAACGTCGAGCGCTGGACCACGCCCTTCGGCCAAATCCGCAAGACGGACGGCCTCCGCAGCGGGCAAACCTTCAAGTCTTCGAGCAAGACCATCGGCTGCCGCTTTCCGTTCCACCCGCTCCCGGAACGCACGCTTAGGCACAGCCTGATCTCGTTCAATCAGAGGCTGCACCAACGGCGGCGCCCTAGGGGCAGGC